CTACTTACCGCTTGCCGGTTCTACATTTAAAAAAGTTTATTACGATGCAAGTCTTGGTAGAGCAGTATCACGTTTTGTGCCTGCAGAAGATTTAGTCATTCCTTACGAAACAACTGATTTGGAAACAGCAGAAATGATCGGACAACGTGTTCGCATAACTGCTAACGATCTACGCAAGAAACAAGTCATGGGTTTTTACCGTGACGTTACCTTAAAAGCAGGAGGCGAAGAACAAAATCAAATTCAACAAAAGTATGATGAATTAGATGGCACGTCACCAGAAGAAAACGATGACGATATCTTTAATTTAATCGAGTGCCATGTGCTCTGTGATATTAAAGGTTTTGAAGACAAAGGCATGGATGGTGAGCCTACTGGCATCATGCTACCCTACATTATTACTATCGACGAAAATTCCTCTCAAGTCCTTTCAATACGTAGAAACTACAAAGAAGGAGACCCGTTAAAGAAAAAGATCGAATACTTCGTTCATTACAAATTCTTACCGGGTCTCGGTTTCTACGGCTTCGGCTTGATACACATGATTGGCGGACTGTCTAGAACTGCCACTGCGGCCCTAAGACAACTACTAGACGCTGGTACTCTTTCTAATTTGCCTGCCGGCTTCAAGGCAAGAGGGCTCAGAATTCGAGATGACGACTCCCCACTTCAACCGGGTGAGTTTCGAGATGTAGATGCACCGGGCGGTAGTTTACGTGAAGGTTTACTTCCTCTACCTTATAAAGGTCCTGATCAAGTCTTGATGCAGTTACTTGGTTTCTGTGTTGAAGCAGGAACAAGGTTCGCAGCGATTGCAGATCAAAAGTTAGGCGAAGGTTCTCAAGCTAATCCTGTCGGCACAACGATGGCGATTATGGAACGTGGTGCGAGAGTTATGTCTGCTATACACAAAAGATTACATCACGCACAGCGTAAAGAGTTTAGAATTTTAGCAAGAGTATTTGCTGAATACTTACCACCAGAATATCCATACAACGTGGCTGGTGGAAACAGAATGATTAAGATGCAAGACTTTGACAACAGAGTCGATGTCATTCCTGTATCCGATCCAAACATTTTTTCTATGGCGCAACGTATTACGTTGGCACAAACAGAATTACAATTAGCACAATCTAATCCTCAGATTCATGATTTATATGAAGCATACAGAAGAATGTATGAAGCGTTGGGTGTGCAGAATATTAATCTTATACTGCCTCCACCTACACAACCTGTTCCTCAAGATCCGGGTCTGGAAAACGCAGGAAGCTTAACAGGAGCAACAATCAGAGTATTCCCCGGACAAAATCATGAAGCACATATTGCAGCGCACAGAGCGTTTATGAGTTCGTTCTTAGTCAAAAATAATTTACCCGTGTTAACTGCATTACAAGCACATGTATCAGAACACATTGCGTTAATGGCAAGAGAGCAAGTAGAAGCGAAAAATGCTCCTGTCATCCAAGAACAAGCACAGAAGTTTGGTGGTCAAATACCTCCAGAACTTCTACAGCAGTTCCAAGCACAGAATGAAAAAGAGATTGCACAAGTAATCGCAGAAATGACTAACGATGCAGTTGCTGAAGAGCAAGAATATTTAGAAAAAACTGGTGAAACTGATCCTCTAATCGATCTTAAACAGCAAGATTTACTGTTAAAACTTAATGATCAGCAAATGAGAAAAGAAGAACAGGATGAAAAGTTTAAAATAGACCGTGAAAGAATTAAATCTCAAGAAGAACAGACAGATAAACGTGTTGAAACACAAGAAAACATAGCTAATCTAAGATCACAGACCACTTTGGCTAAAACGAGGAGAGCAAATCGATGAAATTACCTAAAAAACTCACTAAAGAACAAAGAATTGCGCTTTTAAAATTATTACAAAAGAAAAAAGGTGTCGATTCTGCCGAAATCAGAGCTGAAGTAGCTAAAATATTAAAAGGAGGCGCCTCAATTCCTCGATTTGCAAGCAAAGGTGGCCTTATGAAAAGAAATGCCATTAAAAAAAGGTAGTAGTCAACGCACTATTAGTGCTAATATAAAAAAATTAAAAAAAGAGGGTCGTCCTCAAAAGCAAGCAGTTGCAATTGCGCTAAATAAGGCAGGTAAAAAAGATGTCAGTAAACGAAAAAAACGAAAAAAGACCACACGTCGATGAGTCAGTTATTGAATCAGTGGTTCAAGATGTCGAAAAGATCGTGACGCTGATGATTATGCAAGGTTATGATGGAGTAACTGTATCGAGTGCTTTATTGGGCGTGGGAAAACGTATAATGACGGCTTCCCTTGGTCATAAGGATACAAAAAAGGCAATATTAAGGCTTGCAAAATACCCAGATCAAAGCTTGATTAATGGGAATTATACTTTACACTAGGAGGTAATATGAAAGTAACAGAATCTACACCAATGAAGTTAACACCTGATGGCAATGTTCCGTTAAAAACAAAGCCAGCCGATCCCCCAAAGTCTAAGACTCAGGGACAAAAAGAAGTTCAGGTAAAAAAGAAACCTTTCAAAGGAGTATTCTAATGGGTTATATCAATAAAAAATGGAATCATCTACGCCATTGGTGGGGTAGATTAAGTAAAAAAGGTAAAATATTTTTTGGTGCAATAGCAGTTATTGTTATTTACCTACTAATTACCAATGCTTAATCTCTTAGTAGGCCCCATCGCCAATTTGGTCGGTGACACAGTCAAGGGTTTTGTAGAGACTAAAAAAGCAAAAGCCGATCTAGCACTAACAGAAATCAAAGCACAGAAGTCGCTCAAAGAGCAACAAATCGCCGGTAAAATCGGGTGGGAAGCTAGTGCGGTTGATCAGATGAAGGGGAGCTGGAAAGACGAGCTAATTTTAATATGCCTGTTGGTTCCGGCGGTGGCAGTCTTCATACCCGGATGGACACCTCATATCAAAGCGGGCTTCGAAGCCTTACACTCACTCCCTGATTATTACAAGCATCTCTTATACATCGCCTGCAGCGCAAGCTTTGGCATCAAGGGGGCAAAAGGTGCTATGGGTTTAATAACTAAAAAGAAATAATGAAAAAAACAAAAGCAATAAAAGGTGTGATCAAAGGCTTAAAAAAGGCTTCAAAGTTACATGCCAAACAAGCTAAGACATTAAAGAAAGTTATCAAAAAGAAAAAATGACGGCTTGTATAAAATGCGACTGCGCCTGTCATTGTAGCACAAGTTGTATTTGGTGCGGATGTTTAGCTTGCACACACGATGAAGAAGCAGAAGATCAACACTAATATTGACCACGTAGTTAAAAAGACTACAATAGGAAATGGACGTATTAGCATGGCTTCTATGAATAAGCATAAGAGGCGAAGCTTTAAACCTTATAGGGGGCAAGGACGATGAAGAAAAAGAAAAAATTTCCAGATATGAGCGGTGATGGAAAAATCACCATGAAAGATATTTTAATGGCACGTGGTGTGATTAAAAAGAAAACTAAGAAAAAAACAAAAAAGGTTAAAAAGAAAAAATAATGAGAAAAGGTCTCTATGCAAACATACACGCTAAAAGAAAACGTGGTGGTAAAATGCGAAAGAAAGGTGCAAAGGGTGCACCTACGGCAGCTAATTTTGCTAGAGCAAAACAAACAGCGAGGAAGAGATAATGACTAAATTATGTCCAAGAGGTAAGGCGGCAGCGAAGCGGAAATTCAAAGTCTACCCCAGCGCATATGCAAACGCCTACGCTTCAAAAATTTGTGCGGGTAAAATCAAAGATCCTAGCGGTGTAAAAAGAAAAGATTTCAAAGGTCCTAAACCTGCTAACAAAGCAGACGGTGGTATGATTAATAAAATCTCACAAGAAAGAAAGAAAGTTTCTAGCTTTGGTCAAGGCGGCATTGCAAAAGGATGTGGTGGCGTAATGAAGAATAGAAGAAAAGTCACCAAACGTGCGTAATGGCAAAAAAAAGAGATCCTAAAAAAGGGACTGGAAAAAAACCAAAAGGATCTGGAAGAAGATTATACACAGATGAAAATCCTAAAGACACTGTCAGTATTAAATTTGCTACTCCGACTGACGCGAGAAAAACTGTGTCGAAAGTCAAAAAAGTCAAAAAACCGTTTGCACGCAAAATTCAAATCCTTACTGTAGGAGAGCAAAGAGCGAGGGTCATGGGCAAAACTCAAGTTGCTAATATTTTCAAAAAAGGTAAAGATAGTATAAGGAAAAAACATGGCAAAAGGCGGACTTAAAAAGTGGTTTGAGCAGGAATGGGTCGACATCGGTTCTAAGAAAAAAGGTGGAGGTTTCGCTAAATGTGGCAGATCAAAACAAAAGAAAGACGCTAAACGAAAGTATCCTAAGTGTGTCCCCAAAGCAAAAGCTAACAGAATGACTAAGGGCGAAATCAAATCAGCAGTTTCTAGAAAAAGATCAAAACCTCAAGGCGTTGGTGGCAAACCAACAAATGTAAAAACTTTTACTAGAAAAAAGAAGAGATGATATACAGGATCAAACAATTAATTATAAATTTATTTAAGAAAGGAGAACCGGATGAGCATCAAACTCATTTGGGTATAGGATCATGAATTTAGACAACTTGAAAAATGAGATTAAGAAAGAAGAAGGTTACCGACTGGAGGTCTACACCGACACGGAGGGGTACCCCACTGGTGGCTATGGTCATAAAATAATAGACGGTGAGGAAATTCCAACAACTAAAGAGGGTTGGGAAGAACTGTTTGAAAAAGATTTTGCTAGCGCTCACCAAGGCGGTATGAATATATGTGGTGATTGGGATATTAAGGATGAAGCCAAGGAGATAATTATTCATATGGTTTATCAGATGGGTGAAGCAGGTGTTCGCAAATTTAAGAACGCTCTAAAACACTTAGAACAAGGGGCTTATTCCGATTGTGCAACCGAGATGCTCGATTCGCGTTGGGCAAAACAGACTCCAAATCGGGCGAAAAGACTTAGTGATCACATGGCTAGTTTATAGACGTGGACATAATTCGATTTACTGACCATCTAAGAAAAATAATTAAGACTAGACAGAGTGACATTTCTTCTGCTATTAGTAATGGTAACGCCAAATCTTTCGATGAGTATCAAAAACTTGTCGGTGAGCATTTGGCTTATACTAACATTTTACAGGAACTCTCGGACCTGCTAAAAAAACAGGAGCTAATAGATGACGACACTGATAGTGCCTAAGCACTTAAAAGAAAAGGTAGAAAAACAGAAGGAAGAAGCTGAAGCTGCGAAACTACCAAACCCAACAGGCTGGAGACTTTTACTGTTACCAGTTCGACTTCAAGAAAAAACAAAAGGCGGTGTTTATTTAACCGACGATACAATACATATGGCACAGATTGCTGGAAACGTTTGTAAGGTTTTGAAGATAGGACCTTCTGCTTACAAAGACAAAGATCGTTTTCCTGATGGACCATGGTGTAAGGAAGGAGATTGGGTAGTCATCACTAAATACGCCGGATCTCGTTTATATATCGACGGTGGAGAACTACGTATAGTAAACGATGATGAAGTCATCGCACAAGTAGAAGATCCGATGAGTATTCTTCCGTCTAATGTAAAGCTAGACAAGGTAGAAAGGTAGGTAGTTATGGCAGAAGACAAATCAAAAATGGTAGATATCGATACTTCAGGTGATGAAGTAGAGGTTGTCTTAGACGAAAACAAAAAAGAAACAGAAGCAAAACCTAACGGTGAAGCAAAAGAAGAAATTAAGGTCGAAGAGGTTTCAGAAGAGGATGTTTCACGTGAAACAAAATCTGGAGATGAGTTAGACGATTATAGTGAATCTGTTAAAAAGAGGATTGCTAATCTAACTAAAAGATATCGCGAAGCCGAAAGACAAAGAGAAGAAGCTTTAAAATATGCTGAAGGCTTGAAAAAGCAGTTTGAAGAGAGTCAAACTAAATACACTCAACTAGATAAAGGATATTTAAATGAGTTCGAATCTCGGGTAACAACACAGACAGAAGTTGTAAAAGATAATCTAAAAAGAGCTATTAATGCGAGGGATGCTGACGCTATTGTCAAAGCACAGGAACAACTCGCTCAACTAACTCTTGATAATGAGCGTCTAAAAGCAACTAAAAAGATGGAAGAGGAGAAAGCTGCTCAACCAGAAAGTGTTGCAAAAATACAACAAAATGAGCCACAAACACCTCAAAAACCCGTTCAACCCGATCCAAAAGCGGAACAATGGGCAAGAGATAACACGTGGTTTGGTCAGGACGAGGCCATGACATACGCAGCCTTTGGTATTCATAAGAAACTTATTGAAGAAGAAGGATTTGACGCGAAGTCAGATGAGTATTATAATGAAATTAATTCTCGAATGAGAAAAGAGTTTCCTCACAAATTTTCCGGTGAGGCAAATGTCGGAAAGCAATCGAAACCCGTCCAAACGGTTGCTTCTGCTAAACGCGTAAACAAAGATGGACGCAGGTCTGTGAGGCTCACACCATCACAGGTCGCGATAGCCAAAAGGCTAGGTGTGCCGTTAGAAGAGTACGCTAAATACGTGAAGGAGGCGTAACATTATGGAAAATGAAAAAACTAAACTAAATAAAACTTCACGCAAGTTGGAAACCCGTGACACGGAGGCTCGACCAAAAGCATGGGTACCACCTTCATCACTCGAAGCGCCGCAACCTGACGAAGGCTGGCATCATCGATGGGTAAGATACGAATATCGTGGAGTACCTGACGATAAGAATGTCAACGGTAGGTTAAGACAAGGGTATGATTTTGTTAAAGCAGAAACATACGGTGAACGTCTTGATATACCCGCAATAGCCGACGGAAAGTTCAAAGGCGTCATAGGGATCGGGGGACTGATTCTTATGCGATGTCCGATCGAGATTAAGGAGCAACGTGATCGTTACTTCAGAGGTCAGACGGAGGGTCAAATACAGAGTGTTGATAACAACTTAATGAAAGACGAGCACCCAAACATGCCAATCCATAGGGAGAGGCAAAGTAGAGTAAGCTTCGGGGGGCCAAAGCCAACCGAGGATAATTAACTAAAAATATACTTAGGAGGTATATAAAATGGCAAATAAAAACGCAGCCTTTGGTTTACGCCCACTTGCAAAGTTAGGCGGAAACTATAACTCATGTGGTTTTACCACATACGCTGTGAAGTCAGGTAATAACTCCGGGAATATATTTGAGGGTGCAGTTGTAAAACTAGGATCTGACGGATACGTAGTCGTTGCAGGCAACAGTGACACACAAATTTTGGGTGTTGCAGGCGGTATTGAATACACAGCAACAGACGGAAGTCCGACATTTCAGAATTTTTTTCCAGACACAACGGCAACTCTAGGTTCCCAAGATATTAAGATCAGAGTGTACGATGACCCTAATCAATTATTTTTGATTCAGGCTGATGGTACTTCTGCCCAGACTTCAATAGGAATGAATGCAGACGTTGCAGGAAATGCAAACGGAAACACAACAAACGGTATATCAAGCGGTGAATTGGATTCATCAACGCTCAATACAACACAATTGATGTTGAGAGTAGTTGGTGTCGACGCTGATCCTGATAATAACGACTTAGCTAGCGATAATGCTAACTTAATCGTGAAGATCAACGATCATTTCTACGCTCCTAATACCGTAGGCGTATAGGAGGTTACATTATGGCTATATCAAGAAGTCAACTCGTTAAAGAGTTGGAACCGGGCCTAAACGCATTGTTTGGTTTGGAGTACGATAAGTACGAAAATGAACACGCTGAAATCTTCAATGAGGAATCATCCGATAGAGCTTTTGAAGAAGAGGTAATGTTAACAGGTTTCGGTAACGCACCTGTGAAGCAAGAGGGCGCAGCAGTAACTTTTGACTCTGCGAACGAAGCATACACAGCACGTTATACACACGAAACTGTAGCTTTAGCATTCTCTATTACAGAAGAAGCTGTAGAGGATAATCTTTATGACAGATTATCAGCTAGATACACAAGAGCATTGGCAAGATCAATGGCACACACAAAGCAGATCAAAGCGGCAAACGTATTAAATAATGCGTTTACAGGCGGTGCTACTGCTGGTGGTGACGGCGTTTCTCTAGTGAATACTGCACACCCAACAACAGGTGGCGGTAACTTCTCAAACAGAAATGCAACCGATGCAGACTTGAACGAAACATCACTCGAGCAGGCGATGATTGATATTTCTCAATTCATCGATGAGAGAGGACTAAGAATTGCTGTACAAGGCAGAAAACTGATTGTCCCACCTCAAATAATGTTCGTAGCTGATAGAATCCTAAACTCAACATTGAGAACAGGTACAGCAGACAACGACATCAACGCATTAGTGAACATGTCAATGTTGCCTGAGGGTTATAGAGTAAATCACTATCTGACAGATACTGATGCATACTTCATTATGACCGATGCACCGAACGGATTCAAACAGTTCGTGAGAACTCCATTAGCAACAGCTATGGAAGGTGATTTCGATACAGGTAACGTGAGATACAAAGCTAGAGAGAGATATTCTTTCGGTTTCTCAGATCCACGTTGTGTATATGGTTCACAAGGTTCATAAGAACTAAAAATTTAAATCCTTTCGTAGGGGGCGGTTGTCTTTGACTCCGCCCCTTTTTTATGCCATATTGGGGTTCTAGCATTAATAACAGTTATGCACACTGGGCTAGCAGACGGTATAGAGACTGCATAACGAACGGTCTATACAACCAAAAGGAGGTTTAAAATGGCTACACACTTTAAAGGGCCAATATTATTTTCAGCACAGAGAGCTATGTTTGAAAATTTAAATATTGCCAGATGGAATGATCAATTCATTCAGTTCGATGATTTCGATCATGGAGCACTCGACGAGACACTAAGATTTACGATTGTAAAAGATTCAGGAGCAGCGGCAGCTATTGTTGCAGATGCGCGATCTGGTGAACTCAACTTAACTTCAGCAAACACAACTGATAATGATGGTGCTTCGATTCAAGGTAAACATGAGTTTTACTCTTTACCTTCAACAGCAGGTAACAAGTTATATTATGAAACAAGAGTTAAAATGTCTGACGTTGATCAGATGGATGTTCTTGTTGGATTAACAGAAACTTTTACAACCAATCCTGAGAATGCTTTTGCGTCAGCAAACATCATTGGATTTTTGTTAACAGACGGTAGTGCTGTGATTCAGGGAACTACTGAAGCTAGTGGTACTCAAACTCTTGTAACGTTTGATGATACAACTTTATCAACTCTAACTAATGATACTTATGTAACTTTAGGTTTTGTTGCAACAACTGGTAGCGAAGCTGCTAAGAATCTAGTTGAGTTCTATATCAACAGAAAATTTGCAGGAAGAAGTAGAACTAACATTCCAACAGCAAATATGAAATTAGCTGCTGCGAGTGTATCAGGTGATGCTACAGGTCAAAAGATAACAACTATTGACTACATAATGGGTGCTCAAGATAGAGACGTAAGCTACGAATAGGAGTAAATAATGATTAATACTAAATCAGCCAACAGAACAACCACAGGTGTGCTTCATACAGGACCGGCTAGATTGGTATTTATTTATGGTGTTCCTACTAGCAGTGCAGGATCTATTGTTTTAAGAGATAGCACAGACGGTTCAGGTGCCGCTAAAGTAACGCTTCAAAGCGTTGGATCTGTTAGAACAGTTATTGAGATTCCTCTATCTGATGAAGGTATGAGGTTTGTTAATGGTATTCACGTAACACTTACTAACGTTGCGGGGATTACCGTGTTCTTTGCGGGGTGATTCATTATGCTAGATTATAAATCAACACATTTAACAGCCACTGGAGTAATTGCCAGTGGCCCCGCTAGAATGATGTACATCTATGCAACACCAGACAGTGGTAATGGAAGCATTGTTTTAAGAGATAGCACTGATGCATCAGGTCCTATTTTAGTTACTTTACAAACACCAAATACCACTAATACTAAAATAAATATCGATCTTCGTGATTTTGGTATGAGGTTTAGAACAGGGATACACTGTACCCTAGTGAGTACAGCAAGTATCACTGTGTTTTTCACCGGATAATGGCGGACAAACAACCACCAAAAACTAAAAAATATTTCCGCCCCACTAAGTCTGGGGCGGGGATGACTAAAGCGGGCGTTGCTAAATACAGACGTGACAACCCCGGTTCTAAATTAAAAACTGCTGTAACAGGTAAGGTAAAACCCGGCAGTAAAGCAGCAAAAAGAAGAAAGTCGTTTTGTGCTAGAAGCGCAGGACAAATGAAGAAGTTTCCTAAAGCGGCGAAAAATCCAAACTCAAGATTAAGACAAGCAAGGAAAAGGTGGAAGTGTTAGTGAGAGAAGGTATTGTGTATCTAATCTTAGCATTGCTAAGTTTGTTTTTTTTTGCCTTATCAGCTCAAAACTCTTGGGCTGAAACAAATACCGTGTCGAGCACGGTAGTTAATAATACGCCCCCAACAGCAAACGCACCAGTTATCCCTAATTCAAACAGTGACATATGTAAGGTAGGTGTTGGTGGAGCAGTTCAAAATAATGTTTTAGGAGTGGCTACAGGTATCTTAATTGACGATGAGCTTTGTCAGCTTTTAAAATTATCACGGTCACAATATACTTATGGCATGAAAGTTTCGGCGGTGGCATTATTATGTCAAGATCCACGTGTCTGGACGAGCATGATGGACGCGGGGACCCCGTGCCCCGTCAACGGGCTCATTGGCGCCGAGGCTGCTACTTACTGGAGTGAAAATCCTGAAAGAATTCCAGAGGGCAGTTGGTATAGAACAGAGTATATTGAAGCTAATAAACCAGAACCAAAGGAGTTTAGCCATGCGCAAAACGCTGCTATGTTTAAAACTTTTTTCCTTATTACTACTGGTCTCCTCTTTTTCTAAGGCTGAATGCCTTCCTGACGTACAAGGTCTTTGCACTCCGGGTGTCACTATCACGGAGGATGAAAACATTGTTGTAACTGAAGAAGACAAGGGCACAGAGATAATTACGACCACTACCACCACGGTCACAACCACCACCACAACTGTAACAAACGAAGACTCAGGTAATATTTTAGATAGTTCCAATGGTTATGTTGGCTCTCAGGACGACGGTAATATGCAAACAGATTGGGGCGGGC